GGAGCGTTAATCGAATATTCACACAGCAGGCGTTATGGCTATCCACGAGACGGTAGTTGCAGCACCTGGATCGGCACTAAAACTTACAGTTAATGTGCCAGCACCTGGAACTACTTTAGTAATTGAAACAGCATTAGTAGAGGCTAAAATAGAGGCTGTCACTATGCTAGTTGCCCCAACATTGGTTGCGGTATAAGCATTACTTGTTCCGCCACCAGAATAAGCGGCAGTAGTTGCGGCATGTAATGTAAACCCAGCATCAACAATAGCGCCCACAGTACCAGTTGCTTTAACAACATTACCGCTTACTAATGCGCTAGGAGCTAGCACAAAATTGGCAGTAGTAGCTGAAGGATCTGGAATTGTAAATGTTCTAACTCCAGCTTGAGATGCGTTCGTTACAGTGACCGCAGTATTTCCAGAGTTAGCGGTAGCAGCTACTACTAAATTTCCTTTGCTAGCTGTTGCTGGATAAGAAATAAAATCACCAGCTACGCCGCTAGATCCTGCCTGGACGTTTCCAGCAAAAGAACCGCCTGAACTTGCAGGGGTTACTAAACTGTAAACTAAGTTTGGGGCAGTTCCAGTAATAGATACGGCTAAGAATACAACGCCACTAGTAGTGTAAACTAGCGCCATATCGTTGTTTGAAACAGTTAATAGGTTTTCGTGAACAGCTTTACTTAAGTATCCTGTTGTCGTCACAGTTGCAACAGAGTCATTAGTATTTATAAAAACTAGATTAGGAATAACACCAGCTAACCCAGTAATGCTACTTGTAGCTTGTAAAATTGACATCTTCGCCCTCCATGGCTTTGATTAATTTATATTTTATTCAGCAGGATTTATTTTTTCTTAACAGCCTTACCAATGCGACCTTCCATTTTGCCGCCTTTTTTATTCATTTTTTCTTTCTTTTCGTAAGATTCTTCTTTACGTTCGTGCTTTTTCATTTTCGATGTCCTTATTAAAAATAAATTAATCTAAATTCATTATAGTAAATCTTATACAAACCCCAAAGATCGTCAAGAGCCATTCTCTATTTTTTTGCTTTAGATTTTTTGGTAGCTTTCGCTTTAGGTTTTACATGCTGAGGAAGCTTTTTACCTTTAGGGGTGGCAGATTCAAATTCCTTAGCTAATTTAGGATGTTTAGCGTACATAAATTTTCTTTGGGATAAACTTTTAAATGGCACTTTAATTCTCCTATGAACTGGTCGTTACGATAGGGGCAACTGTGTTTGTTGTTGTTGGACCAGTTGTACTGGTGGGGGCGCCACTACTTGTAGCCGTAGTTGCAGCATTAAATGCATTTATTCGAGCGGTTAATGTTGCCGTTTGTGTTGAATCATTATTAACAACCTGTGCCCAAAGAGCGGCTACTTGTTCTGCTAAAGTGGGAGGCGGAGGAATAGCAGCCATAGCGGCTTCTGCTTCTGCATCAATGGCCGCTTGAGCTAAATCCACATCAGTTACTGGAACTTGTTGAACAATACAATTACCCGCTCCAGCCGAAATATCCACAACCATTTTATATGTAGTCATAAAAAAACTCCTTAAGCAACTAAACCATAAAGTGTAAATGTTCCAGAGGCAATATTGCCTGTCCCCATAAAAAATTGAACAGCATTAACTGCCGCTGCTGCTGTTCTATATCCGCTACCATCAATTGGGTTTACATAAGGTGTACCCGTATATACGTAGCTTAATACACCTCTAATAAAACAATAACTAGCAGCGGAAGGATTAAAGATATAAATCCAACCGTTAGCACCAACACTTGTGCTCATATAGCCTGAAGCTCCATAACTAAAAAAGAGAGTTATAGAAGTATCTGACAAGCTAGAATTATTATAATAATCGCCACCATTAATTCCCACAGTATACCAAGAATAATTGCCTGCTCCGCTGTCGTAAGACGATCCGTTATTTGCGCTCGTTCTTAGAAGCATGGATGTGCTAGATGATGCAGGAATAATGTTCGTTAATAAAACAGCATAAGCAATATATGTATTTGATAATCCTGTAAAGCTTATACTAGCACTTGAAGAGGCCGAAACTGATGATATGGCCTGCCAGCTACCACCCCCAGCGGCTTGAAATGTTGGGAGAGCGCCTGCACCATTACTTGTTAATACCTGTCCTGATGTTCCAGCGCCTGCATTTTGTAAAGCACCTGTTGTGGTGGTTCCCCCACAAATAACGCCATATGCTGTTGTTGTTGCAATGCCAGTACCACCATTAGCAACAGGTAATGTGCCGGTTACTGCATTAGAAAGACCTATTTGATCCCAGCTAGCATCACCTCGCCAGAACGTAGTGTTGCTTGCGCTCGTGCCGCTATTCAAATTTCCTACAGGTAAATTGCCAGTTACACCGTCGGCTAGGTTTACATAGTTCCACGCTGGATTATTATTTGTTCCAGTATTAGTAAGGTATCGAGTCGCCGTAGTGTTTTTAGCAAGAGCAGACAACGTATTAGTAGCACTTGCATATAGGGTATCGCCTTGATTAAAGCTCGTTATCCCTGTTCCACCATAAGTTACACCTATAGTAGAACCGTTCCAGGTTCCAGTTGTAATCGTTCCAATACTAGCTAAAGATGATAATGTAGTTACTGCTGAATTAACTAGGGTGCCTGATGTAGGAAAAGTAACAGATGTAGTATTAGTAAATGTAAAAGTAGAGTTATAAGATCCAGATAAGGTTAAGCCGCCAGCCGTTGAAATACTACCACCCAAACCAATGGTGTACGCACCATTGTTTACCCCGGTGCCTCCATATGTTCCTGAAATTAGTGAACCATTCCAAGCACCATTAGTAATAGTTCCTGTTTGAGTAATATTACCTTGAACAGCTGTCGGTAGAGTAACTCCTATGCTAGGAACGCCAGAACTATCTGTTACCAAGATGCCGCTATTTGCTGAAGGTAATCCAGCTATAGTATTGTTGGCGCTGCTATATAAAATTTGATGTGCTGTTGTTGATGCAGGATAAGTGGCCGTACTCCAAGTTGGAGACGTACTACTACCAGACAATAATACCTGATTAGCAGTGGCCGTGCCAGATAAAATAGCTCCTGCACTTCCAGTCGAATAAAATATACCACCATTACTTGCTGTTAAATTAGCATTCAATCCGCCATTAGCTAACGATAATGGAAAAGTAGGGATAGATGAAGTTGTGGCTAGCGTGCCTGATGTTGGTAGGGTTACATTTGTTGCCCCAGTTAAAGTTAATGTAGCAGCATATGCTCCGCTAGTTGCAAAGTTTCCACCAACAGTAATCGTGTTGGATCCATTGTTAATACCAGTCCCTCCGTACGTTGGGGAAATGATAGTAGCTCCCCAGTATCCCGTTGAGATTGTGCCAACGCTAGATAATGACGATAACGTGGTAACGGCACTATTAACCAATGTTCCACTTGTAGGCAGTGTTACACTAGTGTTGCCAGTAACAACTAGTGTAGTATTATATGCTCCGCTAGTTGTTAGATTTCCGCCAAGCGTAATCGTGTTGGACCCGTTGTTTACACCTGTACCGCCATAAGTACCGCTAACAAGACTGCCAGTCCATGTACCAGTAGTGATTGTACCAAGAGTTGTAATGGATGTTTGGCCAACATATGTAGGATCTATATCTACAATAACACTGCCTGTGTTTGGTGAGCAGGTAATAAACCCTACTGTTCCACCGACACTCACAACGCCTGTGGCTGACGATTCAAACGCTGCCCAATTAGCACCATCAACAGTGCCTTCAAATACCCCTGATTGACTGTTAAACCTCATCGTTCCAGCACCACCAGAACGTGCCGCCACGTTACCTTGAGGTAATGTAATACCGCCAGTTCCTGGTAATATTGCATTATTAGCTAATCCAATAGTAACAGCACCAGTCGCGCTAGATACTGTGGTTTGATTAGCTGTTGCAATATTACTTGTTACCCCTGTTGGGGCGCCTGCTTGCCAAGTAGGAGCGCTCCCTGAACCATTACTTGTTAACACATAACCTGAAGTTCCAAGACCTGATACCGTTTGTATTGCACCAGTCCCATTACCAAGCAACACACTATATTGAGTAAGAGATGTAGCACCAGTTCCACCGTAAGGTACATTTATTGTGCTGCCAGCCCAGGTGCCGCTTGTGATCGTTCCAACTGTTGTAATACTAGTTTGTCCTACATATGTAGAATCTATATCAATTATAGGGGTAGAGCCACCGGTTGAAGTAATAAATCCTGGTGTACCCCCCACACTTAATACCCCAAGAGCTGAGGTTGTAAATGGAGCCCATGTAGAGCCATCAACAGTGCCTTCAAACACACTGGTTTGCGTGTTAAACCTCATCGTTCCAGCACCACCAGAACGTGCCGCAGTATTTCCTTGCGGAAGAGTAACTCCCGCGGCTCCTGGTAGAGCTGGATTAGATGTTACTCCAATTGTTATTGCGCCTGTGGTACTAGTAATTGTTAATGCTGTTCCTTGGGTTAAAGTAGCTGCGACCGGATCACCAGCTGTCGTTCCAATTAATAATTGTCCTGCGCCTAATACAATAGGATTAAAAGGACTGGAACCCTCGCTCACTAATATCCCGTGCGCAGTTGGGCTAACAAGACCAGAACCACCTTGAGATGTAATTAATGGCAATGACGGGATCCCAGCAACAGTTGCTAGTGTTCCTGAAAGTGGAAATGTGAGATCGGTATTACCAGTAAAATTAAATGTGACCGGATAAGCGCCAACGGTTGTTAAACTATCCGCAAGAGTTATGGTCGATGCACCGTTATTAACGCCAGTTCCACCGAACGTAGCTCCTAGTGGTTCAATCATATATGTTATGGTGCCAAGTTCAGTAATACCTTGTTGAACAGCAGGCGGTAATGTTCCTGAAATACTTGGTATACCATCTATATTAGTAACAAGTACGCCATCAGCAGCAGTTGCTAAACCAGTTATGGTATTATTTACAGACGAATATAAAAGTTGATTTGCAGTCGTCGAGGCAGGGTAAACAGCTGTTGACCATGTAGGGGCGGTATTCGAGCCTGACAGCAACACTTTATTTGCGGTTGCAATTCCAGACAGTATGGCGGCAGCTGAGGCGGTTGAATAAAAAATCCCGCCATTAGAGGCAGTAAGGTTAGCATTTGTTCCTCCATAGGCTAAGCCAATAACAGAGCCTTCAAAAATACCGGTTGTGATTGTACCAAGAGTAGTAATCGATGTTTGGCCAACATAATTTGGGTCAATACTAATTACTGGATTTTGCCCTCCAGTACAGGAAATTTTATTAAGAGTTCCTGTAACTGTTAACACTCCAACTCCTACAGTTGTAGCTAATACTCCGCTGGTTGGAAACGTTACACTAGTAGCGCCTGTCATATTAAAATTAGAATTATAAGCGCCAGTTGTTGTTAAACTGCCACCTAAAGTAATAGTTCCTGTATTATTAACTCCAGTACCACCAAATTGTTGATTTAAAGGAGCGCCAATAGAAGCAATAGTACCTAATTCAGTAATGTTTTGCTGAACCAATAAAGGAATCGTAGCTTGAAAACTTGGAGTGCCTCCAGAATTTGTAACTAATATTGCGTTTGTGGCTGTAGCTAAGCCTATTAATTGAGTTGCAGAGGATGCGTATATTAATTGATTAGCAGCAAATGCGGCATTGAGTGCGTTACCTATTGTCATAAATTAATCCCTTAATAAATTAAGTTACCACCCAATTTCCTTGTGGTGCACCTAAAAGTGTAAAGTTATTATTAGCAACACTGCATACTAAAGTCAGGGAATCACCAATATTGGATGATGCAATAGATCCGCCTGTTCCTAGAGTTGATGCTATATTACCGAATTGAATTTTTTGCCCTGCATTTTGCGCTATTGTAACAGTATAATTTGAAAGATTTATAATCTGTAGTATTTGTCCTGCTGCTGCAACCGTTGGCAGTGTATAAATAGCGTTAGCAGAGTTTACTAGAAAATATCCGTTATTAATAACCAAAATTTGCCCGGAAGTTAAAGTTGTCCAAGGGAGTGCCGCAAATGCTTGGGCATTAAATATAGTGTTGGCGCCATTTCTTAAGCCTACAACAGTATCACCAGATTCGGCAACCGTTGTAACAGGATTAAATTGACTAAATTTTGTAGACATTTATTACTCCTGTATAGCGTAAAATGCAACAGTAATATTTGGTGTACCACTAGAATAGAAATGTATTACATCGGTTGATTTAACCATTTTAGCGTTTGGGTTAAGTTCTGATGTTGTTGCTGCAAAAGTATTACCGGCGGGTACGGCTGCCGCTGCGTTAAGCGCTACAAAAACATTAGCGCCACTTGAATAGGAAAATACCGCCATAAATTTATTAAAGGTTGTAGCGGTTGGCGCTCCTACAGCCGCTGTTAAAGGAACAGCAACTGCTGTATCAGTATTTGTGGTTAGCGTTGCGGAATAAATGGTGCTACAAAACGGCAAACCGAAACCATTTACACCGCTTTTAGTTTTATCAATGTTATAATTTGTTGCCATTATATATCCTTATATTTTTAAACCCCATCCTTGGGGCATTAATTAATTAAACTATTCCTAAACGAGCATCCGCGGTCCAGTTAACGGCTACTGCTTGCCACGGGTAAGCGCCTGCACCCCAAACAATACCAAATCCATTTTGTCCAGTAGCGTTTGTATAGGTGGTGGTACTGGCTACATCCATAGAAGTGTTTATATTATAGGCTTGATTGTTATTGTTAACTGGATTCAAAAAGGTAATCGTTGGATTGTTGCGTATAATATTTTTAAAATAAATATAGCCTTGAATGGTGGCGTTACCATCATAAAGATAATTTTCACCATTACCTAATCCTACAGCTGTTGCAGGAACGATCCCTTGATTAAACGATTTTTGATAATAATACTGGCAATCTGCTAAAACCTGTAAAGAAGATTGCGGAGCTGGCCTCGTTGGTATGTCACCAGGCACCGCGCTTACTGAGTTTATAGAAATTGTATCAGCAGCAGTAATAGCCCCGAATCCAACTACTATTGCAAAAAAATTAGCGGTTTGTGTGGCGCTAATTCCCTGCATATCCCAGCCATTAAAACCGTTAAAATTAAAATTAGTAGTAGCATTAGTATTGACTGTAAATTGCGCATTCCCTAAAGAACTTCTTGGTACTTCAATCCATGTTCCGTTTAGTGTAGATGGGTGTCCATTTGCATCTAATGTGGCTACAATAGAGTTATTTGTGCCAGTAGCAACGTTAGGTAAGGAAACATCAGTACAATACCACAAAGAAATAGTGGCATTAACTCCCAACGTTCTAGACGTTTTGCTTTCAATGGCGCAAGACATTCTGGAATTTAGCATTTCTTTAACTATAGGACCACTTAAATATTGAATAATAGCTGGCTGTACACCTGTAGTAGCAGCGGTTAATACAAATTCTCCATTGCCTCCACGACTAACACTTACACCACTGTTAACAGATTGAAATACAATTGTTTGATCCCAAGCATAAAAAGACTTATTAGCCCCTACTGCTTGAGCTGCAACACTCGATCCTAAAAATTGGGCAGGATTTAAGGGGAAATCCCACCCTGTCAGATAACTCGGTATAGGTTTATATTGTAATAATGGATTGTAGTAATGAAACATATAATCCATTTGACGATTAACCGGAGTTTGATCGTAAACAACATTAGGTTCATTAGTTTCTAGCCCTACAATTTGTACATTACTAAAAGTTGTAGTTGCCCCTATAGGTAAAGAAACAATAATATCAACGTAGCCAACATTAGAAGAATCGGTATTACTGGCTGTTGCTAATTGAATAGTGTTTGTAAACTCTTGATAAGTTCCTAATGTATTTGTAGAGTTAAGCAATTCTTG